AGAAACTCCACACGCAATTTATACAGAATCTGATGGAACAGAATCAATTCAGTGTAATACTGTTAAACTAGGTGGTAATGGTTTATATAGCTAAAAAATTATAACTAAAAAATATAGACATGGCAGACTTAAGACCTTTAGGTAGTGAAAAATTACAAGGACAAGATAAGATTAGTAGAATTCTTGAAATTGCTAATTATGGTTCAAAACCATCTACCGTAAATGAAAGTAAATCATCTTCAGCCGAATATTCAATTCAATTGGCGGATGGTAACTATTACGGAATCGTAAAAGAAAAATCAGGTTACATTGTAAAAAGAGGAATCAACGAATCAGAGTTTGATTACATCGAACCAATGAAAAACCGTAAATATTATAATTCATATTCACAAGCAATGAAGAAAATTAATCTTATGGCTGGTGAATTAAACAGACTTCATGAAAATGAAGAAGGCATCAATTTAATTGGTGAACAAAAGAAATTTGTTTTAAAAACACCAAAACCTGAACCAGCTCCAGCACCTGCTCCTGAACCTGAAATGGATTTGGACATGTCAGTTGAGGAACCATCAGCAGAAGGTGGTGACGATATGGATTTAGATTTGGATTTAGGTATGGATTCAGAAGAACCAATGGGTGATGAAGAAATGGACATGGATTTAGACATGGATGTTGAATCTCCTGAAGGTGAAGATGATGAAGAAGGTTCATTTAAAGCAATACAAAAGTTAACAGGTAAATTAGGTCAAAAATTAAGAACATACGATAAAAATCAAGGATTATCTTCTGAAGATATTAAGTACGTCCTAAACTCAATTATATCTGCCGTTGAGTTGGAAAAACTTTCAGAAGAAGATAAAGAAGATATTTTAGCTAATTTCGAAGAAGAAGAGGTTGATTACGGTATGGACGGTGACGTTGATATTGATGTTGATGCTGGTGAAGAAGATTTAGATTTGGACTTAGATTTAGACATGGATGTTGAGGAACCTGAAGGTGAAATGGCTGAAGGTATGGAAGAAAAAGAAGACTACGATGATATGTTCTTAAGTATTGGCGACCAACCATGGTATAACAGAGGTGATAGAGAATATGATGGTGACTTTGACTTTGATTACGATGAAGAGGAAATTGATTCATTTGATGATTTAATGTCAAGATATGGTGATAGACAAAGATGGTTTGCACCTGACGCTAGTGACGAAAGAGACTTAGGTATGAGTAGTAGTGGTAGGAGAATGTTTGATATGTATAGAGAGAAATACGGTCAACCATTCAAACTTCGTAAAAGAAAACCAAAAAATACATCATACGATAATGTCGTAAATGGATTTTTTTCAGAGTCTAAAGTAGACAAAGTATTAGAAAAATATTTTGTAATCACTGAAGAAGAAAAACAAATTACTGAAGGTAAGAAGATTAAAAAATTCTTAGCTGAAAAAGTAAAAAATGTTACAGTAAAAAAAGAAATTAAAAGATTGTCAGAAACTATCGAACAAGAATTAACTTCTGAGTTCTTAGTTAAAGAAAACGATAACATTAAGTTTTTAGGTAAAACAAATAAAAACAATTTAGTTTTTGAAGCTGACGGTAAACAATTTAAAGTATCTCCTAACGGTGAGTTACTATGAAATTAGTTTATGTAAATGAACTAGGACCCAATTATAAGGGTGATAACATATATGAATTCATCTTTTCAGATGTAGACGATGTATGGGGTGATGAATGGGACGCACAACCAGCTAATGGGAACCCTTCACCACCCCATATTCAGTTTATAAAAAAGGTGGGTGTCCTTAGAAATTCAGGAATAGAATTACATTTAATTCAAAATTCCGATTTCTTTGGTGTTTACGACTCTGTTGATGGAGTCATAGCCTTAGCATGGGAAGATGATGAAAGTGAATCAGTTGTAAATGATAAATTTACAAGATTAGTTTTTCACTATGGAGACAGTGTAAAGGCTGTTGAAGATAAAATTTACGAAAGAGATATCGTATTGAGTTACGAAAAAAGTTTTATAGAGGATGAGCACTAAGAATAAAATAATGGAACTAATGAAAGAGGGTTTTAAACTTAACACTCTTAAAAAATTAGATGAGAAACAAATTAACGTCTTACATAAGAAAATTGTGTCAGAACAAAGTGCATTGGAAAAATCTCAAGCTATAGCCAATAATGTAAATGCTGCTAAAAAAGGTTTAGAGGATATGAACGAACTAATGGAAGATGGTGAACTAAATGAATGGGGTTCGTCTGACCAAAATATTATGAATGATTCTATTCACCGTGATTTAGGTGAACCTGAAGAAATGCCAAGTCCATTTTCACGTGAATTAGAGTCTGCGGCTGAAGACGCTGTTGATTTCTATTGGGATGATTGGGAAGAATATGAAACTGACCGAGATGGTCTTATCGATGACGCTAAAAGAAGATATCTTAGAAGTTACTTTCCTGAACAATTTAATGCGTTAGTTAGAATGTTTGAACCTGTTAAAGAAGTTGACCCTTATGATGTTGATATCGATTTAGATGGTGAATTGGGTGAAGGTCAATCCACTAATGCTTTAGACAAAATGGCAGGTCTCGACCCTTATGCTGGAAATAGTATGGGAAACAATCGTGGCCCGTCTAGTAACGATGGTGATAATAATGCCGATGATGGTATGGGTATTTTTGAAGGTAAAAAGAAACCTGTTAAGATGAAAACACCTATTACTACTTTAGGTATGTTTGAAGGTGAGTTAGAAGAAAAGTCAGTATCACAACAACAACAAAAGATTATGGGATTAGCACTTTCTGTTAAAAGAGGAGATACTCCAAGAAGTGAAGTGTCAAAAGACGTTTTAGATATGGTTGATGGTATGACTGAAAAGGAACTTGAGGATTTTGCATCTACAAAACATAAAGGATTACCAAAAAAAGTCGAAACCAACGAGGGTACTAAATGTTGGAAAGGATATGAAAAGAAAGGTATGAAAACTATGTTTGGTAAAAGAGTACCTAACTGTGTTAAGAAAGAAAGTACTGAAGATAAAGTTAGACAAATCGAAGAAAGTATTGTATCTTTGATTAAGAATTACAAGAAACCTACTATGAGTAAGAAAGATTTGTTAAATATATTAGAGAATAGTCCAGGTACTAAGGAAGCACCTGTAAAAACACCTACACGTACTAGACCTGATAGAAAGACACCTTATAAACCAAAACATAGACCAGCTCCAAAAGCTGAAATCCCTGATTTCCTTAAGTTTAATAATTTAAATATTACGTTTAGAGATGAGAAAGAATATTAAAGAACAAATAGAATACGATGGACCTGAAAGAATGGACCCAAGTATTCAGTCAAAATTAGAAAAAGGTGAAACACCCATGTCAGATAATCCTGCATTACCACGTAAGGATGATGATGAAATGGACAACTCTTTTGAACAACTTATCGCTTCTAAAAGATTTAAGGACGTAGTAGATAAAGTAAAAAGATATACAGGTGTTGAAAGGGTAACTCAAAATGAGTTGATGAATCTTCAGATGATGATGATGCAAGCCGTTCAAAAAGTTAAACAAATAGAATCTAATAACGAAGGTTATTTGGAACAATTGGCGGTTGATTTAGTAAAGAAAGAATTATCGTTACCTGATGATGCATTCCAATACGATGTTGAATTGACTTCTATGCCAGGACAGATAGATATGTCAGGTATGAAACAAGACTCTGAAGAACCTGAAGATGAAGATGTGGTTGAACAATTTGGTGTTTCTGAAGATGAAGCTGAAGACGACTTAGAAAACTTCATGGCTGCATTTGAAAAGTTTGACTTAGAAAAAGCAAAGAGACGTTTTATTAATTCACTAATTCAAGGTGCATCTAAAAAGGGTCACTACATGTTCCACTTGGTTGAAGAGCAGCTTAATACTATTAATCCTGAGTTATTAAACTTATATGGAGTGTTAATGTCAATCAACGATTTATTGTATTGGATTTTACCTGACCAAATGGTTATGAATGCAGCTGCTTCAGGACAAGGTATGGAAGGTAAAGAAGAAGTTGATGATTCTACTGACCCACCAACAATTAAAGCCAAGGGACTTTTCTTCCCTATTTTGGTACATGAAATTATTAAAGGTGTATACGAGGTAATGGGAACGCAAGGTTTACCTGACGACCCTAAAGCTGCTGAAATGGTAATGGCTTCACAAGATACCTTACCTTATGAAATTTGGGACTTACGTTTAGGTCCTGTTATTTGGGAGAAGTTTACACAATCATATCCTGACAAATTATATGAAGATGATATGAGGGAGATTCAGAATTACTTATTCTCAAGATTCTCAGCATTGACTACTGAAGAGTTCTTTGAGGTGGCTAAGATGATTTTATCTGGTTCTGAAGAAGGTAAGAAGATTGTCTCTAATATGGTTGACGAAATTATTGAAGAATTACAATCTCAAGACTATGAAGATGCTATGTCACAGTATGATGACGATGATGAAGATGATGACGAAGGTCTTGCAGGTTTCTTGGGTGATTTAGGTATTTCTTTATCATAAAATAGAATTATTATGTATAGATGGGTTTATCACGTGAACAAGCTTTATTGGAATATGCCAAATGTGTAAAGGATACACCTTATGCATTAAAAACCTATCTACAAACTTACGATAATACTCAATCACAATATGTTCCTTTGGAACTATTCCCCGACCAAGTCCACTTAATTAATGACTATGATACTTACGAGGAAAATATTGCCTTAAAGTATCGTCAAGCGGGTGTATCAACGGTTACCGCTGCATGGTCTTCTAAAAAGTTGGTAACTGCCTCTAAAAAGAAACCTGAAAAAATTCTAATTATTGCGAACAAATTGGATACCTCTATGGAGTTTGCAAATAAGGTAAGGTCTTTTGTTGACCAGTGGCCTTCATGGTTTGGTATTACGTTCTCTGCTGAGAAAAATTCACAAAGACACTTTAAATTATCAAATGGTTGTGAGGTTAAGGCAGTTGCAACATCAAAGGATGCCTTACGTGGTTATACACCTACGATACTTATTTTTGATGAGGCCGCGTTTATCGATGCGGATGACGACTTCTGGTCTGCGTGTATGGCCTCGTTATCTACGGGTGGTAAAGTAATTGTTATTTCAACACCTAACGGATTTGACCCTATCTATTATACTATCTACGACCAAGCCTTAAGAGGTATGAACGATTTTAGAATAACAGAGATGTTCTGGTATCGTGACCCTCGTTATGCAAGTGACTTGAAATTAATCAAGTGTAAAGACATAGTTCATTATTTACTAAACCGTGAGGATTATAAAGATGATGAGATTACTTTAGATTATTCACAGATTAATCCTCGTGAAAGGGACTATGAAGAAATTAAAGAAAAATTATTAGATGGATACAAAGCATATTCTTCTTGGTTTGAAGGAATGGCTAAAAAGCTCAAATTCGACAGAAGAAAAATCGCACAGGAATTGGAATGTAACTTCCTTGGTTCAGGGGATAACGTCATTCCGAATGAAACAATCGAACTCATCAAAGAAAAATATATAAGAGAACCTGAAAATAAATTTATGGGTGGTGCTTTATGGCAATGGAAAGAACCGATACAAGGTCACAAATACATTATGGGTATTGACGTATCTCGTGGTGATAGTGAGGATTTCACAACATTTAGTGTTATTGATTTTGATGAAAGAGAACAGGTAATGGAGTACTTAGGTAAGGTACCACCAGATGTTGCGGCTGAAATTGCATTTAAGTGGGCAACCATGTATAACGCATTTATTGTTATTGATATCACAGGTGGTATGGGAGTGTCAACATCAAGAAAACTTCAAGAATTAGGTTATAAGAATTTATATGTTGAAGGTGTAAATGCTGCTGATAAATGGAAGTACAACCCTAAACTACAAGAGAAGATACCTGGTCTTAATTTTAATAGTAAGCGTGTACAAATTATCGCCGCTTTTGAGGAGTCGTTGAGACACAACTTTGCAATTAGGTCCACAAGATTGTTAAATGAGTTGGGTACATTCGTTTATGTTAACGGTAGACCTGACCACCAAAAAGGTCAACATGATGACCTTATTATGGCAATTGCCATGGCTATTTATGTGGGTGAAAATTCATTTACACAGTTAGAAAAAGTTACTGAACAGACTAAAGCAATGATGGAAAGTTGGATGGTTAATGAGACGCCAGTTAAGAATACGTCAAAAGACTTCAACCCTGGATTACCTGTAATACCTGGTGGGATGAATCAATATAGACATAATAGGGAAGCATCAAAGCAAGACTACCAAAACAATTCATGGTTATTTGGAAGATTTTAAATCTTTAGTTTAATTCAAATAAACCTACTATTTATGTAAAAAAGAGGCATGGCAGAAAATTATACAATATGGCAACGACTTACTAAGGTATTTGGTCCTGATTCAACATTAGACCAACAAGCACCTGTATTTAAGTTTGATAAGAAGGAACTTCTAAAAACGCCAAACAAACAAGAGTACGAGAGAGAAAAGTTACAAGCTCAACAAACTCTATATTTAGGACAACAATGGCAAAAGATTGAAAATAATCTTTATACTCAAGCGGTTTATTACGAACCAACTCGTTTAGCTTCTTTTTACGATTACGAGAGTATGGAGTATACTCCTGAAATTTCTGCCGCACTTGACATTTATGCTGAAGAATCAACAACAACAAATGAAGATGGATACATATTACAAATTTACTCTGAAAGTAAACGAATTAAGTCAGTACTGGCTGACCTCT